CCTCCTCTTAATTACTTTTAATCAATTTAAAACATAAAATAAAATGGCAATAGATACAGGACTAGCAATTACTTGTGCAGACTTACAAGCAACTGGTGGTATAAAAAGAATTTTAATAAGAGCTTGGGCAGATGGAGATGATGTTGTTTATGGTTCAGCAGGTGTACATACTATTACGAGTATCCAAGATACAGATGGTGCTACTGCTACTTGGGGTGTGTATGAGTTTAAGAATGAAACTCCTGCATTAACAGTTACAGGTACTAAAGAAATGGGTTCAACTTCATTTGAATGTGGATTGTCTTTCTTCTTACCAAAATTAGAGTATAATAAATTTAGTTTAATAGAAAGTATTACTAACTCTTGTTTGGGTTATAGCAATAGACACTAATGATACTGCTTTTGTATTGGGAGTTTCTGAAAAGTATGAGAATACATCAGATGCAACTCGTAATCAAACTTACGCACAATTAGCAGGTGTTGAGGCTGCTTCAGGAGCAGCATACTCAGATGAGAGTGGAGTTACTATTAGTTTAACTGCAAGACAATTTGAAATGCCTAGAGAGTTTGTAACGGGTGTAATTGCTGTTGCTACTGATGGTTTAACTGCAACAACAACATAATAATTAAAGATATATTTTTAGGTTGGACTTGTTTCGTAATAAAGTTTAGTTTCTTTTCCTATTAATATCTTTCTAGATTATGTGTAACTGCGAACAAAATGTTGTAAATTACACGAAATTAAATATATACACACTTATGGCAGAGTACAAAGCAAAGAAAGATGTTGTTATTATTAGGAATGGAGCAACATATAATCTTAAAAAGTCATCTCAAGAAGAATTAGCATATTTATATGAAGATTTAGGATTGACTAAATTAGTAGAAAAATTATCAACTATAAAAACTGAAGATGAGCCAAAAAAAGAAAGTAAGAGGAAGTCAAACAAAGGTAGCGACAAATCTTCAGACTCAAAAGAGTAATACTTTTGAATTTGGTGTTTTCAACCTAGCAGTACCTCAGAACATAGAAGAACCACAAGATATTTCTAAGATTAGGACTAAGTTTATACCATTTGGTACAGACAACTTATTTCCACAATACTTAGCAAAACTTAAAAGACAATCATCTACACATAGAAGTGTACTTGCTCAAAAGACTATCTTTACGAGTGGGGCAAAGTTTGTTACTGATAATGAAAGTCTAAAAGACTACATCAAGAATGTAAATGCAGATGGAGAATCTTTAAGAGAAGTATTTAGTAAACTAGCAGATGATTACTATACATTTGGAAACGCTTACTTAGAGGGTGTTATTTATGATGGAGGTGTTAATCTATACCATATAGATGCAACTACTGTTAGAATGTCTAAGAATAAGAAATCTGCACTTGTACACCCTGATTGGGCTAAGTACAATACAATGAAAGATGAATTGAATGTAATACCTATCTATCCTGAAGTTAAGAATAATAGGTTTATTATGCAATATAAAGATTACGAGCCTACTTTCTCATTTTATGGATTACCTGATTATGTTGCAGCACTAGAGCATATTGCAGTTGATTACGAGATTGGTAAGTGGAATCATACAAAATTTAAGAATGGCTTCCAACCATCTGCTATCGTAGAGATTAGTGGGGATATGGGAGAAGAAGAAGCAAAGAAGTTGGTAGATGAAGCACAAAAGAAGTTTGTTGGAGAGGGGAATAATGGTAAGATAATGTTTATCGTTAAGAATGGAGATACTTCTGCTGCTAATGTTTCTATCATAAAAGATGACCAAGATGGTAGTTGGTTAGATTTACAGAGAATAACTGACCAGAACATTGTTACTGCTCATAGATGGCAACCATCACTAAGTGGTTTAGTTTCTAGTGGTAAGATGAATAATACAGGTAGTGAGATTAGAATTGCTTATGACTTAGCAATGACTACTGTAATTAAAGATACATCTGATTTACTATTGAATGGTATTAAGACTATCTTGTATGATGAGATGGGTATATTACCTAATGAGTTACTTATACATTATGAGCCACCAATTAGTTTTGCTACTCAGATAGACCCTACTAAAGTACTTACTATTAACGAGCAAAGAAGATTGTTAGATGAGGACTTACCAATGCTTGATGATGGTGATATACTTATAGAAGACAGGAACGCAGAGTTAATTGATGTTGAACCTAATACAACTGAAGAATAAAATGGCTAACACAAATCAATACATACCATTAGTAACAGCAGCAGAGGTTATAAGTAATAGTTTCACTAATGCTAATACTGATACTTACTTAATCTCTGACAATACAATATTACTTTCTGAATTAGCACATCTAAAGACTGCTATTGGAAAGAAGTTTTATGAGGAATTAAAGACACAGAATAATGATGGCACTTTAACTGCTGCTAATCAGACCTTAATGGATGATTTCTTAACTAGAGTACTATGCTGGTTTGTAAGGTTTGAGGTTATAAATGAGATACAGAGTAATAGTGGTAGTATGGGTATCGTTCATAATATTGATGAGTTTGCTACTATAATTGACCCTTCAGAATTAAACGCTTATAAGCAAGATACATATAGAAAGGCAGAGATATACTTGCAGGATATGATTGAGTACTTAAAAGACTCTGATAATAGTGCTGACTACCCTACGTATACTGCTAATGCACCTTGTAATACAAGTACATATAAGAATCACGGAATAATAATGTATGATAGCATATATACACGACCCACTAGAGGTTATTCTAGTTGGAGAGATTTCTGTTAATAAATAAATAAATGGCTGCAAACGAACATAAGAACTTAACTGATATTAATAGGCACAATCCAAAAGGATTTGAAAATGCTACTAATAATACTGTGTTAAGTAAGAATATTGGAACATCTCCTACTGCAACTGATGGTAATTTAGTTTGGCAGAATAAAGCTCTTATGGGTATTACTAACTATAAAATGCAAGGGTTTCTTACAGGTGCTTTAAACTACATATATGGCTCGGCTCTACCATCTCCTCAATCTCCTTTTCTAATGGATGCAGATTATGGTAGTACCTCAGTTGATGTAGCGTTATCACCATCTAGCTTATTTGGTATTGGTCAAGGTAATATCATACCTGAAATTGCTGAGGTTGTAAGTGTTAGTGGGTGGATTACAAGTAGTGGTGGAAATACTGTAACAGTTGCAATATGTAAAGCTACTCCAGTAGAGGGTGTTACTACTAATGTTACTCCTATTGTAATTGATGAGTTTAGTGTAACAGGTTTAAGTAGTAGTAGTAAGTTGATTAGAGTGGATGAAACTGCTATAACTACATCAGGATTAGCAGATGGAGATATTTTATTTGCAATGATAAAAGAAGAAACTTCAGGTTCTTCAATTTATATGAATTTAACTATTCAAACAACTACATTCTAATGACAGTGAAAGAAGAAATAATCTCAATGAAGAAAGACATAACAGCACTTAATGGTAAGATGGATAACATAGATGTAAAGTTAGATAAACTAACTGAGAAGTTATTAAATCCAGATACAGGTGTTACAGCTAGAGTTAATAGAAACACGGCAATGAGGAAACTTTTAGTTAAGGCAATGTGGGTGATATATGGAATAACGATAGCAGCAATAATAAAAATATTTACAGTATAATAATTAAAAAAATAAAAAAATGAGTACATTTGATACAGACAATACACTATTACTTGAGATGCTTGGGAAGGGTGGTGCTAACAATATCTTCACGACAGTAGCACAAACGAGTAAAGACTTTTATGCAATTTACTTTCCAGTTGAATCAGTTATAGAATCTATTACTGTTGCTAACTTTGATGGAGAGGCTGCTTTAGTAGGATTAACACTTCCTGCTGGGACAACATTATTTATGCGAACTACAGCTATAAAACTAGCTTCAGGTGTTTGTATGGGTTACAGAGAGTCTGATGGTGATGCAACTAAATAAGAATGAAGTTATCACTAGGCATATCATTACCTACAAGTAACAAGGGAGGAGTAACACCTGTACAAAAGCAAGTAAATGACTTTAAGGCTAGGGTTGTTGCTGATGGAGGTGTATTTGAGGCTAAGGCTTGTTTAGAAGCACAATTAACAATTTTAAGTAATATAGAATGAGTTTATTAGATGATGTAAGTATTGTAGTAACTCCTAATGGATATAAGGCAGGAGAATTGTATGCAGTAGTTCCTGTTCCTACTGAGGGTTCTGAAGAGGTAACTAATGGATATTTTGCTACTGATTTAAGTGGGTGGGATAACAAATCAGCTACTTCTACTTGGGTTTCAGGAAGTGCTAGAATAGATAATTCTACAGGAAATGCTCGTGCAGGACTTTATCAAGATATAGGGTTGGTTTTAGGTAATCGCTATATTTTAACTGCTACTATGAAACTAATATCAGGAGATGCTAATGGTAATTTTCAAGTAATAACCTCTACATTTAATGGAAGTGGTCAGACAGTCCTTTACACAGGAGAGTCTTTAATTATAGGTGGTTCTTCTGTAACGGAAACAATAAAATTTACACACTCTAATTCTGATGTCAGTATACAATTTGCTTGTAATACAACAAACGCAGTCTTTGAAATAGACAACGTATCAGTAAAAGAATACACAGCAGCTGATATGGATGTTACAAGAGCAACAGCAGCTACAAGAGTAGATGAGAATGGATTAGTTAATTACGCAGAGATTTTAGGAAGTGAGGAGGTTACAGATGGTAATTTTCCTTCAGGTACTACTGCTTGGTCTTTTGGAGTAGGTTGGAGTCTTGGAACTAATAAAGCAAGTAATGATGGTACAGGAGGAATATTAAGGCAAGTTGGAGCAGTTCCTTTAAATACAAAGTTTAAAGTTGTTTTTACTGTTGATGATTATGTTACAGGAGATATACAAATCAAACTTGCTCCTGTTGCACAAACTATTACAATAACAGGAGATGGAACTTATACTACTTATACGGATGGAAATAATAGTGCTAATGGGGATTTACAAGTTATTGCAACAAGTTCATTTCAAGGTTCAGTTACAAACGTATCAGTAAAAGAAGTTACAAGATATAACGTACCAAGAATAGACTACTCAGGAGGAGGTTGTCCACATATATTAGCAGAGCCTATGAGGACTAATGAACTTATACAATCTAATCAATTTGATACAAGTTGGGCTCAAAGTGGAACATTAACAAGTGGGCAAGATGGAGTAGGTGGCTCAACTGACGCTTGGAAGTTTGAAAATCCGAATTCAACAAGTGGATTAAATCAAACTGACACGACAAGTGGAGTACAGACAGTTAGTGCATATTTTAAGAAAAATTCTAATTATGGTGTTCGTTTTTTTATGTTTGGTAGCGTTAACGCTTGGGCTTATTTTGATTTGAATAATGGAGTAGTTGGATTAACAGGAAATTCAACTTCTAAAGTTGATCTGAAGGTACTGATTGGTTTAGATGTTCAATGACATTTGACCAAACAAATACATCTTTTTATTTTTATGTTACTGACAATGCTACATCTCAAGTAGTAGGAGATATTACACTGCAATACGCACAACTTGAGGTGGGTTCTTATGCAACTTCTGTAATTCCGACTACAACATCAACAGTTACAAGAAACCAAGACATCTTCACAAGAGATGGTATATCAAGTTTAATTAATAGTGAGGAGGGGGTTTTGTTTGTTGAGATGGCTGCTCTTTCTGATGACTTGAGCATTAGGGAGGTATCTTTGTCAGATGGAACTGCTACTGAAAGAGTAGAGATTAGATATTATACCGTTTCAAATAGAGTTCAGGCATTGGTAAGGAGTGGAGGTTCTGTCAAGGCAAATTTAACATTTCTTTTGAATGATATCACTGAATTTAGTAAGATAGCTGTAAAATGGAAAGAGAATGATTTTGCTCTATGGGTGGATGGGGTTGAAGTGGGTGCTGATTCAAGTGGCTCTACTCCTACTGGGTTGAATAGAATTGCTTTTGATAACGGAGTCAATGCCTCTGATATGCTTTTTGCCAAAGTAAAACAACTACAAGTCTACAAGACAGCTTTAACAGATGAGCAACTATTACAACTAACAGGAGAATCAGGTACTGAC